GATGCAACTAATTCGGGGCTACAAATCTTATCCGCTATGACTAGGGATAGAAAAGGTGCTGAAGAGACAAATGTTATAAACCACCCAAGTAAAGAAATTGGGGATGCGTATATGGTTATAGCGAGATCTGTTCTAGACAATGGTTTCTCTTATAAGAGTTTTGAAGATTTAGGTGATAAGGCTTGGAGGAAACTTTGCAAAAGACCAACGATGTCTTATTACTATGATGCTGGTAGAGGTTGTATACAAGACCAAACCTTTGAAGATAGGCGTGACCACGGTTATGATTTATTGTCAGAAATGACATATGATGATTCTTCTTATATAGGTACTGCCATTTTTGATGGTGTCAAGTTGGCATTTCCTAGACAAACACAGGCTAAAGACCTTTTGAAAAGAGGCGTTTGTGTATATCTAGAGAATAGTGGTAACAAGCCAATGATTACTTGGAAGACAGCCACAGGATTTACTGCTTTCCAGAACTATGCAAAAACTTCTATTAAAAGAGTAAATTGTATGTTTGGAAGTAGACCTGTGAAATTGAGTTATCAGATTTTCCTTGATGAGGCTAGGAAAACTGACCACGAGAGAGGTATAAGTGCTAATTTTGTACATTCTCAAGATGCATCTTTATTAACTTTAGTTATTTGTAGACTAGCAGAACTTGGTGTAATCAACTTTATGATGATTCACGACCAGTTTTCAGTAAGTGCAGATAACTTAGAACTACTTCTTGATGTATTTAAGGAAGTTTTCCAAGAGATATTTGAAAAAGACCAACTTGGGGCTACAATAGAATCCTTTGGTCTTGAAGATGAAATTGATTACGGTGATTTACAAATGGATGAAATTTCAAAATCCAAGTATATTATATCCTAATTATATGACATCTTATAGAGGATAGATTGCCATAGGAGAGCAAGAATGTCGAGTGAATTTACAGAATTATGTGAAATGTACGGGTTATCGCCCGGAGACCCTGAGGCAATAGATAAATTAATTCATTTTATGGGCGAACCTGATGGGGATGAAGATACTTGGTACTTCAATGAAAATGCTGATGCCTTTGATCCTGATGAGGAGTTGAGGAAATTGGAGGAAGAGGACGATGAACGATGAAGTAAATAATCCAAAACACTACACTTCTGGAAACATAGAAGCCCTAGACATTATTGAGGATGCAACTAAAGACCTCAATGGTCTAGAGGCTTTTTCAATAGGAAGTGCTTTAAAATATCTTATTAGATTTGATAAGAAAAACGACCCTATTCAAGACCTGCAAAAAGCAGTGTTTTATATTGAGAGGGTGATATTTGAAAGACAAAAGCAATCAAAGGAGGAAAAATGAAAGCTTTAATAGATGCTGACATTATTGTTTATTGGTCGGCAAACCATTGCCAAACTAATTTCTATAATGTTATAGATAAAGATGGTGATGTTCTGAAAGAGTACGATAGTAAGAGACACGCTATAAGTGGTTTGGAAGATATAAATACTCTTTGGGGTTTACAGGCTACTGAAACAGAAGAGTCGCCATATAGTATAGTTTCTGGAAAGATTGTTATTGAACCTTGGTCAGAATGTGTTGAGTTTATAACAGACTTCATAAAGAGTCTAGTTAAGAAGACAAAATCTGATGATTATGAATTGCATTTGTCAGGACACACTAACTTCAGAAAAGACATTGCAGTTACAAAACCATATAAAGGTAACAGGAAAGGTTATAAACCATTCTATTACCAAAAGGTTAGAGATTATCTTATTGATGAACTTGGTGCATTGGTATCTGAAGATGAAGAAGCTGATGATACATTGGCTATTGCTCAGACCAATGACAAAGACAACACAATCATTTGTACCATAGATAAAGATTTATGGACTATTCCGGGTGCAAAGTATGATTTCAAGAGAGAAGAATTAAGCTATGTTACTGACTACGATGGTATTAGACATTTCCAATACCAAATGTTAGCTGGTGACCCAGTTGATAATATACAGGGTGTTCCTAAGATTGGTCCTGTTAAAGCGAAAAAAATCTTAGGCGACTATGAAGATGTTCAAGTTACTTGGAATATCATCAGGGATTATTACAAAGATTCTTACGGGGATGACTGTAATGATATTATGTTAGAAATGGGTAGACTACTTTGGATACGACACAATGTCGGTGAGATGTGGGATTTACCTGATTTTGAGGATGAATTAGACAAGAAGGAGGAAACCAATGGCTAATTTAGTTGAGAATGTGGAGTTAAACTGGTGTTTTTTAGACCCCAGCAATCCACAAGAAAACTTCGAAAAACTTCAGTGGTCTGTTACAGCTTATGTTGATAAGAAAGTAGCAGAGAAGTTTAAGAAGAATGGTTTCATTAGAACTTTGCGACCTGTAGAGGACGCAGATGGTAATGAGACTGGACAGTATAAAGTCACATTTAAGCAAAATGCGAAAACATCTGCAGGTAAGGATTTAATGCCCCCCGGTGTTTTTACAATGACAGATAAGGGTACTGTTAAACCCTTAACGGGTGTTATTATAGGTAATGGTTCTATCGGGACTATTTCCTTTGATACTTACGATTGGGAATTCAAGGGCAATAAAGGAAGGTCTATGAGCCTTAAAAATGTTCTTGTTACTAATCTTATACCTTACGAGAAATCAGACCCTGCAGGTTCAGAGTTTGGTGACTTGGACTCTGGTGCAGAATTTAATAAATCTAAGAAGGAAGATGTAGATTTAGATTTTGAAGAAGAGGGTGACTATTAAGTAATTAAGAGAGGTTCGGGCTAAAACTACCTATCCGTGAAAGCGTAGTCCTCTCATTTATTTTTCTACGGAGGAGAAATGAAGAATAAAGAAAATACCCAAGAGGGTGTCTTCATTAGACATGAATCTTGTGAAGCCTGTGGTTCGAGGGATAACAAAGCCGTGTACGATAATGGCGACAAGATGACATATTTCTGTTTCGGATGTGAAGATACGGGGATATATATGGAAAAAGGTCAGGATATAAAATCTACACCTAAAGAATTTCATGTGTCTATGGAAACTATAGATGATATAAAAGATTATCCAATTAGAGGTTTCCGTGAACGCAAAATTAAAAAAGAGATAGCTGAACTTTACGATGTGAGAGTCGGATATTCAGAGGATGATGGTAAGACTATTAAGTATCACTATTACCCTATAACTAACAAAGGTAAGATAGTTGGTTATGAGAGAAGAGATCTCAAAGACAAAAAGTTTCTTGCTATTGGGTCTGTTAAAAATAAAGACGAGTTCTTTGGACAATCTAAGTTCGCTCCCGGTTCTTGTAAAAGAATTGTTGTTACAGAGGGTGCTATAGATGCAATGTCTATTCAACAAGTTTGGAAAGACAAGGGTCAGGAGTGGGCATCAGTTTCAATTATCAATGGAGCCCAAGGGGCATACAAACAGGTTGTCTCAAATCTAGACTACCTTAATTCTTTTGATGAGGTTGTATTTCTATTTGACCAAGACGAGGCAGGACAAGATGGTGCAAAAACTTGTGCTAGGTTAGTTAGAACAGGTAAAGCCAAGATTGGAGTTTTAGGAAGATACGGTAAAGACCCTTCTGATTATCTAGTTGCAGGTAAGACCTATGAATTAGAGAAATCAATATGGAATGCAGAGATGTATTCCCCTGCAGGTATTGTTAATTCTGCAGATACTTGGGACTTATTCAATGAAGATAGAAGAGAGGACTCTGTCCCATACCCTGATTGTTTTGCTAATGTAAATAAAATGACATATGGCAGAAGAACTGGTGAACTTACTATTTTTACAGCAGGTACTGGTTCTGGTAAGTCTACTTTTGTTAAAGAAGATATTTACCATTTAATAATGACCACTGACTACCAAATTGGCGTAGTGTCCCTTGAGGAGTCCATACGGGAGACTTTAGACGGCATAGTGGGGGTACACCTAGATAAGAGAATAAACCTCCCAGATGTCATATTTGACCGTACAGGGGAAGAAGGCTTAAATGCTTGGAAAGAGGTAGCAGGTACAGGTCGTCTTCTATTATTGGACCATCAGGGGTCAGTAAGTGATTCAACCCTTATGGATAAGATAGAATTTATGGCTGCATCTGGTTGTAAATTTATATTCCTAGACCACATAACTATAGCAGTTAGTGAGGTTGACGGCAATGTAAATGAAGCTATGGATAAGGCAATGTCGGATCTCTTGAAGTTATGTAAAAAGCATAATGTTTGGATTGGAGTGGTCTCTCATTTGAGAAAAACAAGTGGTGGTAGAACCTTTGAAGGTGGAGCGGCTATAACAGAAGATTCCTTAAAGGGGTCTGGAAGTCTGAAGCAGATAGCCTTTCAAATTATAGGGTTTTCTAGGAATAAGTACTCGGAGGACGAGGCTGAGAGGCAAAAAGTTAGCATATCAGTATTAAAAAACAGGTTTACAGGACATACTGGACCTGCAGGAAATGCCAGATATGATAATATCACAGGTCGCCTATACAGTACTCCTTCGGAGTTTGAATAGGAGTAGATATGAAAACTGTTATCCATGTTAATCAACATGTCATAAAACGAAATGCTAAAACCGGGGAACGAAATCCAGTTTTAACTTGTAAAACTTATAAAGATAATAAATATGCCCACGAGGCAGTTATCAAAGGAAACTCAAAAGTTGTCTATAGACCAGATAAACCACTACCTTGTGGGGCTAAGGTTTGGATAGAAACGGAAAGTGAAGTGGAGTTGAAGTGATGAGAAAAATAGTTTTTGATGTAGAGTCAGACGGCTTTGTCAATGAGGCTACCAAGGCATGGTGTATTTCTACTTACGATATAATGAATAAGACTTCAGTTACTTTTTCAGATAATGATTCTAGCTGTCCCTCTATCTCTGAGGGTCTTAAATATATAGCTAAGGCTGATGAGTTAATAGGTCACAATATCATTATGTATGATATACCTCTTTTAGAAAAACTCTTTAATTTTAAGACTGATGCAAGGTTCGTTGATACTTTTTTGATGAGCCAATTATTAAATTTCAACAGATGTCTAGGTAGATACAGAGGTAGACACGGTTTAGAAATGTGGGGTGAACACTTTGGTGTTTTAAAACCTTCACAGAACCAATGGTTACGATTTGAATCCTCTATGCTAGGAAGATGTGAGCAGGATGTCCTAATTAATGTTAGGGTCTTTCATGCTCTTCTTAAAGAATTTAAGGATTCTGGTATTCCTAAAGAAGTTCTTAATCGTGAATTTAGAATAGCTAAGATAAGTGCAAAGCAGGTTAAGAACGGATGGTTAGTAGATAAAGATCTCGCTGATATGCATCTAACATTCTTAACTAAAGAGATTGACAAACTTAAAGATAAGATTGAACCTCTAATGCCACCTATTTTAAAATGTCCTGATTTCTGGGTTACTAATGAAGAGTGTAACGAGATAATGAAAACCAAGAATGTAGATTATGAAAAGGACTTGGTTGGTGGTAAGCAGTTAAGAAAACCAATAGTCCCTAAATGGACTAAGAAAGGGGAACTGCATCAACACATAAAGAATTGGTTTGATGGCTATGAAGGCATAGACTTGATAAATAATAAGAAAGGTTTGGTCATAAATGGACCATACTGTAGAGTTGATATTACCCCTGCAAAGCTTACTCAGACTGCAGAGGTTAAGAAACTTTTGTTCAAAAATGGTTGGAAGCCAACTGAATGGAACACTAAGAGGACTGAAGATGGGAGCGTGATTAGAACTTCTGCTAAACTAACAGAGGACTCTTATGCATCCATCAAAGGTGATCTTGGTCAAGATATAGCACTTCACGCTATATACCAACACAGAAGAAACACACTACAGAATCAGAAGAATAAAACTAGAGGTTGGCTTGGTGTTTGTAGAGACGATAATAGATTAGAGTGTGTCCCTTTTACTTTAGGGACTGCTACTGGAAGAATGTCTCACAGAAACTTAGTTAATGTTCCCGGTGCAAAAGCCGTGTTTGGTAAAGAGATGAGAAGTCTCTTTATAGCACCTGAGGGTAAAGTACTGGTAGGTTGTGACTTAGCGTCAGCCCAGTTGAGACTATTAGCATCTGCTATGGAAGACCCTAATTATGTTGACATTGTCACCACTGGTAGAGAAGAAGACGGTACTGATGTCCACACTATCAACCAGATAGCTGTAGGATTAAGAAATAGAAGTCAGGCTAAAACTTTCATATATGGATTCTTATTTGGTGCAAGTGCGGCAAAACTTGGGTCTATCATTGGAGGTAAATCAAAAGAAGGGGCTGTTCTTAAAGCTAAGTTTTTAAAAAGATTCCCTCTTCTAAGAGAACTTCAGAATAGGTTAATATCTGAATTCACTAGGTCTGGCAGTAAATTTATAATTGCTCAAGATGGAAGAAAGATTCAAGTGGACTCTGAACACAAATTACTCAATTATCTGTTACAGGGTAATGAGGCAATTCTAGCAAAAGAGTGGGCTATTGTATCCGATGGTCTTATTAGGAAGAATAATATAGATTGTAAACTATTAGCCATTATGCACGATGAGCAGAACTTTGAATGCAGTGGAGATGATGCAAATAAACTTGCCAAGATATTAGAGAGGTCTGCGACAATTGCAGGTGAGAGACTTGGTTTTAAATGCCCAATGAATGGGAACTCAAAAATAGGAGAGACTTGGTATGACATCCATTAACTATGAACTGTTACGAACTGAAAATAGACTTTTAAAGTCTTGTATACAGGACAGTCTAGCAGAGGAAAATGAAAAGGGGAATGATGTTATGCAGTTAGCTGAAGCGTTATCAAAGTTCCACAGTTTGATTGAGGAAGACCCTGAATACTACGAAGGTTTTAGAATGTACTCGGATGTCCACAAGAGATATTTTAATAGGCTAAAGGAATTAGGTCTACTTTCAGAGAGGAATGATGAAGATTAAAAAACATCCTATAATAAACAAACTTAAGTATGCACTAAGATATGACAGAATATGGCATACTAAAACAATACTTGACAAAAAGAAAGAACAAAAAAAGAGGGGAGATTATCTTGAAGACATTGCCGAATGATTACCAGAATTTTATAGCCCTTAGTAGGTATGCTAGGTGGTTGCCAGAGAAGAAGAGAAGAGAGACTTGGGAAGAAACTGTTGCTCGATACTTCGACTTCATGGAAGAACACCTAAAGGAAAATACTAATGCAACATTAGTTCCTAAGACTAGGAAGATACTGGAAAATGCGGTTTTAGACCTTGAAGTTATGCCCAGTATGAGGGCGTTAATGACAGCAGGTAAAGCCCTTAAAGATAATA